TAACTCACGCTTTCGTAGGAGCCCAAAAGAAAGGCTATTACACTGTAATGATTGATAATGAGCATGCTTATTCCCCCTCCTTTGCTAAGATACTTGGGGTGGACCCTGAGAAGTTAATTTATTTAATGCCTGAAACTATGGAAGATTGCTTTAAGGCGATTGAGGAGGTTATTGAGGCTATCAGAGAGAAAGACACTGAAACTCCTATTATTATAGGGTACGACTCTATTGGGGTATCTCCTACTCGCAAGGAAATGGACGACGCGTTTGCTAAAAACAGCGAAATGGGTGGAGCTTTGAGAGCCAAAGTAGCAGGTCAATGCCTAAGACGTATCAATCCTTTACTTAGGAAACACAAAGCCGCGTTGCTTATTGTTAACCAAGTAAGGAGTAAAGTTGGAGTTATGTTTGGAGACCCTCGCACCAAAGCTGGGGGAGGCAAAGCCCTTCTTTATTACTGTTCGGTGTCCATCGAGACTTCGTCCGGTAAAAATGATGTGCTTTATGATGACCTTAAAAACCCTATGGGTATTAAAGGAAATATTAAATGTGTTAAAAACAAAGTAACCGTCCCTTTTCAATCATGTGAGTTCCACTTACTATACGACAAAGGTTTAGATAGAAAATTTGGACTTACCAAGTACGCCTTAAAGAAAGGGCAAGTTACCTCCCCTACTAGCGGGTGGTATGCATTAGAAGGCGATAGTAATAAAGTTAGAGCAGCCGCTATGGACGGTATCCTGGCAGATAAAGTGGAATCTGGAGATATAAAATGAACTTAAAACCAAACTTAGAGAAGATTATAGTTGAACGAAGACAATCCGAAGATATTTCAGCAGGAGGTATTCTCATGCCTGAAGCAGCCAAGGAGGACCTTAATGAAGGGACTGTCGTTGCGGTAGAAGAAGCGGAGCCTTTGTTCAAAGTAGGTACTTATATAATCTTTAATGCTTACTCAGGCACAGAAGTGTCTGAAGGAGGCAAAACATATCTAGTAATCGGAAACGACGATGTAATCGCATACCGTACCGACGTATAAATGATTGAATTCCTAACTTTTATAGTAGGGGGAGGTATTATCTTTTTGATAGGAGCTTCTATATTCTTTTCCCTGTACTCACTAAAAGGCTCTTTTGATTTTATATTTAAAAAGGATTATCCTGAAATATCTAAACCAAAAACCCCTTCAGTAGCTAAAAAAGCGAAATCTAAAGCTGTTATTATCTCCGAATTCGGAGACGATTACAAACTTCCTGAATTTTATTGGGCTGAATAACCCGAACCTCCTAAATAAAGAAGGAGTATATTATGAACTTATTTCAATACTGGACAGACCAATTAAACGAGAAGAAGCGTTCCGGACACCACAAAAAGGACAAGGAAGGCAAGAAAGCTGCGTTTGACCCCCGTAAGACCAAGATTCCACTCTTTCCTGATATTAAAACCGCTTTAGGAAGAGCAGATTACGGTCAGATTTTCACCACGCCTCAATCAAATGATATTTATGTTATTACCAGAGGTACGTGGGGCGATAAGTCCAAGGACAAGGTTGTGAAAAGTTTTCCTCCGGGAACTCCTTACACTGAAATAAAAGGTTTTTCTAAGCGCACTAAATCAAAGCACGGTGGAAAAACAGTAAAGAAAGGTGAAAAGGGTAAGGAAGAAGCAGGTTTTGCAACAAAGTCCAAGAAGGATAAAGCTAAAAACTTTAAACCTGTAAACTAATGGTCCGTAATTATATCCCAAAAAAGTCCTTTTTTGAGCCAAACCGTATTCATAAGATAGCTAAAGATATTCTTAAGGATTGTGGAACGGACAGAGATAGAGCTTTGGAAACCTTTGAGTTCTTCAAAGATATGGTAATTAATAACCCAGAGGATGATAAAGCCAAGACGGAACTTATACACGCTTTAAATCTCTCTATGGATGCTAATGATAAGATTGTAAAGATTTTAGAGTTGATGGTTAAAATGACCCAATCTGAAATGAAAAGCAGTCCTCCTAAAACAGAAACCATGTCTTTTGAAGAGTTGAGAAAAGGTAAATGAACGAATATTACATAGTATACAATGCGCAATTAGATAAGTTTGTAAAAATAAAAAAACTCACTGAACAGGCGCTTATCAAGTCAGTAAACTCTTACGGCGCTTTCTTATCCCAAAAGAATGTTGGTATATCTGATTATATTAAAAAGCTAATCGTTGAGTACATTCCTACCCACAAATCTTACGATTTGGATGAATGTGCTGAGTCCCTTTTCGAATGTCTAGTAGAAGTATACCCAGGACTCCAAATAGATTTTGTTTGTAAGCTTTTAAATGAGGATTTAGATGAAGGAGAAACCTCCCCTACGGTAGTAAAAACCTTAAAACAGATTAATACTATTAGAACTAAGATATCAAAAAAGCTTATTGGGCAAGACGAAGCCTTGGAAGAGTGTTTAAACGCTATAAAATTATTGTCTAGCGGGTTAGAGAAGCATATTTCCTTATTCTTTATAGGTCCGACTGGGGTAGGCAAAACAGAGCTTTCTAGATTGTTGGCTTCTGAATACTTAGGAAGCAGTAAAAAACTACTTAAAATAAACTGTGGTGAGTATAGTAATTCTCATGAGTATGCTAAACTAGTCGGTTCTCCTCCTGGCTATATCGGGCATAACGAAAAGGGAATATTAACTGAAAAAGCTGCCCAATCCTCTGAGTGGATTATATGTTTTGACGAGATTGAAAAAGCTCATGATAAGCTTATAGACCTTCTTTTAAATCTTTTAGATGAAGGGAATTTAACAGACAGTCATGGAACGGAATTAGATTTTTCAAAATCTATTTTTGTATTTACAAGTAATGTAGGTCTTAAAGGTAATTTAGGGAGAAAGCAAATGGGCTTCGGCGCAACGACAGTTGATTATGACCAAGCCAAGGGAGAGATACAGGAAGAGTTTGAGCTTAAGTTCAGCCCAGAATTTCGAAACAGGTTGGATAGTGTAATACATTTTAATCAGTTAAGTAAAGACAGTGTTGCTATTATAACAAAAAATCAGCTTAAGAAACTTCCTGTAAAAATGTCCAAGAAATTAATTAATTACATAGTAGACCAATCTTATTCTCCTGAGTTCGGAGCGCGTAATATTAAAAGGTTCATTAAAAACAACATAACTGTTAAAGTAGCAGAAAAAATACTGGACGGACAGCAAGCAGGACCTTACAAAATTGCATTTTCTAAGGAAAATGAGTTAACTTTAGAAGGCGCGGATAATATATAAGTTATGAGCAATAAAGAACCTCACATGATTGGCACCTTAACAATCGGCAAGGCGTTAATAGGACATGTCTTAACCTTGGCTACTATAATGGCAACTGTAGCGTTCTCCTATGGCTCTTTAGGTTCTAGGGTAGATTCAGTAGAGCAGAGACTGAGCTCTTTGGAGAGTGACCTCCTTCCTCTTATGAGAGAAGTTCAAAAAGATGTTACAGAGGTAAAAGTTGAGATAGCGGGTTTAAAAGCTGACATACAGTGGCTTAAAACTGACCAAGAAGAAAATAAGTAGACGGATTACCTTCATTTTTACCCCCAAAAGTCTATTATAGTATGAAGGGGCAAAAAGCCTCTCATAACTCGGAGTAAAAATTATGAAAGAAATTACGTTTAACTACAAAAACGCTTCAAATGACCCGTCACCAAGTGTGCTCATGGTTGCTCGCAACCAACACATGATTCGCGGTTTTAACACTAACTACATGACCAAGGGACAAGCGACCCGAATTCGTAAAGAGTGGAATAAAATTAAGAATCAGCCGTGGAGCAACGACACCAAAGTACGTGTAGTCATGAAGCGTGTGGGCAAGCCCGCAAAAAAATCTTTCCGTACCTATCGTACTGAAAGTGTGAGCAAGTATCTCGGCTAAATCGAATATTTACTTATATTCTCCTATAGAGGGTTTCTGAAAAGAAGCCCTCGTTTTTTTTATTTTTAAACTATAATAATTTATGAAAGGAATTATTCTTGCTGGAGGTTTAGGAACTCGTCTATCTCCATTAACCAAAGCTACTAACAAACATTTATTGCCTGTGTATGATAAACCTATGGTATATCATCCTATTAGTACTTTAGTTAATGCAGGGGTTAAGGACATTATGGTTGTTACCGGAGGTCCTCACGCTGGCGATTTTATACGCGTTCTTAGGAACGGAGAAGATTTTGGGTTAAAGGGGTTAAGTTATGCATATCAAGAAGGAGAGGGAGGAATCGCTGTGGCATTGTCTATGGCTGAGTCCTTTGTTGGTGACGATAAGTGTGTTGTTGTTCTTGGTGATAATATTATCGCTGACGATATTAGTAGTGCTGTCAATGAGTTTAGACATGTGGGAGGGGCTCAAGTGTTTGTTAAAGAAGTTCATGACCCCGAAAGATACGGAGTTGTAGAATACTCTGAGGACGGTGAAGTAATAGGGTTGTTAGAAAAACCCGCTAACCCTCCATCCAATGACGCTATTATAGGTCTTTATATGTACGATAACACGGTATTCACCAGAATCAAAGAGTTAGCACCATCTAACAGAGGCGAGTTAGAAGTTACAGATTTAAATCAATCATATTTGAATGATGGTTTGTTACGAGTTAAACGTGTTCATGGAACATGGATGGATTGCGGAACCTTTGATTCCTTAGCAGAGTCTTCTTATAAATTCTATGAAGACTATAAAAGTAAAATTTAATATTATGAATAAAACAATTGTAGTTACGGGGGGCTTGGGCTTTATAGGCTCTCGCTTTATAGTCTGTGTTTACGAAAACACAGATTATTCAATTATCAATATAGATAAGAATACATATGCGGCTGACCTTGAGAGGGTACCTTTAAGTATTCGAGGAGATAGTGATAGATATCGTTATATGCAGGAGGATATTTGCAAAGATTTCAATACCCTACCTAGCATAGAACAGAAGGAACTTCTAAACGCTGAGTATGTTGTTAATTTTGCAGCTGAATCTCATGTAGATAACTCTATCGCAGACGGGAGACCTTTTGTTAGAAGTAATGTTGAAGGCGTTTTAAGCTTATTAGAGTTTTTCCGTCAAAATAAAAAGCTTAAAAAGTTTGTTCAAATCTCAACTGATGAAGTTTATGGTGATATGGCAGACCTTAGAGGTTCTCAAAGCTCTGATGAGAGTTTTCCTCTACGTCCTAGCTCCTATTATTCCGCAGCTAAGGCATCAGCAGACCTTATAGTTCAATCTGCCGGAAGAACATTTGATATACCCTTCTTAATAACTAGAAGCTGCAATAACTTCGGACCAGGGCAACATAACGAAAAGTTCCTACCTAAAATATTTAAATCTATTAGAGACGGCGACCCTATTCCTGTATATGGAGATGGTACTCAAATCCGCGAGTGGATACACACTGATGATAATGTAGCAGACATTCTCCAATTAATGTTATCCTGTAAAACGGTTAATCAAGTAGTAAACATAGGTTCAGGGGTTCATTTTAAAAATATTGAAATTGTTGAAATGATAGGTAAGTACTTAGAAAGAAACCCTAAAATGGAGTTTGTTACTGACAGGCTTGGACACGATAAGGTTTACAGACTGAATTGTGATAAATTAAATACATATATTGGAGATAAGGCGTATTTGCCCTTAGAAGGGTTTTTAAAAGATGAAGCTAGAGAATCAAACAATATTGCTAACGGGAGGTAGCGGGGTCTTAGGGAGGTATTTAATACCTCGATTACAAGACCAAGGAGCCACGGTAATATCCCCTTCAAGCTCTGAGATGGATATTACTAACCCTAGTAAGACTTTTCAAGCAGTAAGCTGGCACAACCCTGATTTGGTTGTACATTGCGCCGCATATACCAATGTCCCAGAAGCCGAAAATCCTAAAGGAAGACTTGAAGCAAATAAAGTTAATATTCACGGGTCTAAAAGTATGATAGAGGCTTCTCATTATTTTGGAGCTAAGGTTGTGTATATCTCCACGGAATATGTGTACGATGGTACGGGAGACCACCACAAAGGAGATAAGACTAAGCCTATTACTTATTATGGCATGACCAAGTTAATAGGGGAATCTTTTTGTTCGAACAAAGACTTAATATTACGTTTATGTTTTAAAAATATCGGAACATGGGGACCTAAAGCGTATACTAAAGTTCCTCATCCCGTAAAAACTAATGCGGATTTTGTGGATGTTATAGCGGATAAGATTGTGGACTCTATAACAAGAAATATGGCAGGAGTTGTTAATCTAGGAACGAAAGCAAAATATTTAAAGGATTTAGCGAAACAGGAATATCCGGAAGTTGACATTATAGACGTAACATCACTAAATACTACATATAAATACCCTCGCAATGGTACAATGAGGCTAGATATATAAAGAGGTAAATATGAGCCAAGCATTCTTCCCAAATTACGATAGTTCAGCAAGAGTCCCGATGTCCATAGAGGAAATTAAAGCCTCGGACGTGGGAAGTACTTCATCTTTAGCCGTTTCTGCTGCTAATGGAGGAACTTTCACCCCCTCCGCTCTTCACTTTTCAGGTGTTGGAGTGGGAACCGCCGCAGTCGTTCTTCCTGCATCCGCAGGACACAGTATAGTTATTTATAGTATAAATGCGACCACTAACAACACCGCTGCTTTTGCAGGGACATTCTTTCCTTCGGGCACTGTACCCGCTGACGACACTGAAGATATTTGGACATTTGCGTGTAACGCACAAGGTCCTATGTTTATGGATTTCTCTCAGCCCGTGGTAGTTCCTACAGGCAAAGCTCTCGCCGCGTTTTATTTTGCAGCGAACTCCTCTTATATTAATCTTTTGAGTTTTAGGTACTCTTATCTACCAGTAGCAGGAGCTGTATAATGTCTACCGGTTTTTATCCTGACTACGCCCCTTCCGCTCGACCTCCTATGAGGTTGGATGAAATAAAAGGCGTTGCTATCCCCAGTACCGCCACGATAGGTATCGAGAACTTCCCCTCCGGAGGCACTCCCGCCTTGTTTAACGCCGCGAACGTTCATTTTAGTGGTACTAATGGCGCTGCAGGGATTACCACGTTAGTAGCCGCCGTTTCCGGTATGAATATTGTAGTGTTTGGATTTGGTATTGTTACTAACGGGGATTATGATTCCGCAGTAGATGTATTTGCGGGAAGTATATATGAAGACGGTAATGATTCTGATATCTACACTTTTAGCACGTCCTTACAAGGACCTATGTTCCAAGATTTTGATAAACCTATTGTGCTTGCGCCCGGAAAAGCTTTAAAGCTTCAGGCATACGTAGGAAGCACAGCTGCAACTCCCATTGATGTTGTAACAGTTCGGTATGGCATTTATAATGTAGCAGGAAAATCAGCATAAATTAACTTCTTAGTACTATAATAAAGCATGGATAAAACATTTTTAACTTGTGATTATTATGCTGAAACTATGGACGAAAGGACTAAAGGGAAGGTCTCAATCCGAAAGGATACTATTGTAGCTGCTTATACTATTTCTGGATTTCGAAACAGGACATTAGTAATGACCGATGGAGGTCTTAAGTTCGCTGTAAAAGGTAAGCTAGAAACTCTAGATTTAGGTACCCCCTCTGTACTTTCTGAGTAATGAAACAGGGCACTAAAGCAAATTTATCGGGAGCTAAACTCGAACATAGAGTTCAAGGTATTATAACATCAGCCCTGGATGTAGAAGCCAAGTACTTCTCCAGAACTAAAATTAGAGATAATATATTACTAAAAAGCGTTCCTTACACAAACATTTATGGTAGTGATAAGTGCAGGTCTGAGTTCGTAATATGCAAAAATAACAGAAAGATTAGAGTTGAGTGTAAAGCCCAACACGCTTCCGGGTCTGTAGATGAAAAACTACCTTACCTATATCTAAACTTTACATCCTCTATTAAAGAGGAAGAAGCTGTTATTGTTGTTGAGGGGGATGGCTTTAAAGCTGGAGCTAAGAAGTGGCTTAGGGATAAATGTAAAAACACTAAAGTGCTAGTGTTTAACCCTGTTGAGTTTAAGGCTTGGGTAGAGACTGGCATGCCAGTTAAGAAGGTCGGGCTTGTGAAAGCCTATATAAAGAGATGGTTTTCGCTTTAACAGTATGGTCTCTAGTAGTTTTTGGTATCACCAATGGTATTAATACCGGGGGTTTATTCACTCCTATGTGGACATGGTTATGTACTAGAAATTCATGGATTTTAAATAAAATAGGAGAGTTATTCTCGTGCCCTAAATGCTTAGGTTTTTGGGTAGCGGGTATAGTATCTCAATTCATTGAAGGTCCTGTAACTAACACATGGTTCGTCGACTCAGAGCTCGCCTCAAAGTTCGACTTCGATACTATTATTTTAGTAGGTAATATGTTCGCAGGCTCTGCGGCATGTTGGTTGCTCCATGAATGGAAGAGGGATAGACTAGTATAAACAGTAAAAGTCAAAAGACTGTCTAAGTACTCTTCCATACAGTAAAAGTCAAAAGATTACCCAGACAGTAAAAGTCAAAAGATTACCCAACAATAAAAGTCAAAAGATATGACCGCAACACCTTACCCAAATCCAGTTGAGCCTGATGGAATAACTCCCGTCCCTCGTACACCACCTTATGATGTATCCTCTTTTATAAATCCAATTTATGGAAAACCTTTAAGGAAAGTAGGTCTTGGGTATGGGGATTCCCAATACGGTAATCCTATTCCTATGCACCTTAGAAGGTCTTTAGGAAAGTCAAAACCTACCGTTGATATTTATGGAAGGGTTGTTAATGTTACTCACCAAAAAAGAGTTTTTGATGCAGGACAACAGTTTGATAAAAATAAAGAACAATCAGCAGGAGGATTAAGTCAAAAATTAAAACGAATTGACTGGGACAATCCATATAACACACAAGATGTTTCTCAGGGAGGACAAGTTTTTTGTCCAAGTGGAATTGATGAACTTCCGAAACACCTATACGCAGAATTATTCAAATCCAATCGTGGTCGGTCTTTTGATAGTGGTCTTGATTCTAGCGGAAGTCAAGACTGTATTTCTGTTTCCGCTTGCGGAGATGCTTTAAGCGTTTCGGCAGAAACACCCTTACCTGTTTTTTTTCCAAATGAAAACATAATTGGCGTTGTTAATCCTAACACATCATCAGTTCTATCTGTTTCCTCTAACGATATAATAGTATCGAACCTTGATGAAATTTCTTCGATTTCAGTAAATAACTTTCCTGTTGTTCAACAAGTGAGTGGTGCATTATCTTTTGATACTTCAGCAACATTAACTGTTAGTGGTTCAGTAGGTGTTAGTAACTTAGCAGAAGTATCTTCGGTAAAAGTCAATAACCTAAGTGAAGTATCTTCCCTTGCCGTAAACAACTTTCCATCAACACAGGCTGTTAGTGGTTCAATAGGTGTTAGTAACTTAGCAGAAGTGTCATCAGTAGGGGTCAATAATTTCCCTACAGGTTTTGTTGCGTCAGGAACTGTTTTAGACAATATAGAAACTAAACTAGGAGAAATAGATACTGCGGTAGATACTATTGACGGAGTAGTTGATTCTATTAAGTCAAATAGTGATTCGAGCGTAGCCAATCTTGCGAATGTATTAACATTGAAAAGGCAAGTTGTAAATGCCACACCAGCAGGTTTAGAAATACAAACAGGTTCAGGAGGTTTAACAGTATCGTCTGTATATTCTCCAGAAAACGCTACATTAAGTTCTGTCTTACTAGATTTAGATACCGCAGGAGGAAGTCCTGCTACTGATACTGTGCTTGTATCCGCACAAGGCTCTGGAACTAGAATAAGTATTTATGGGTGGAACATAAGTATGACGGGAACAACAGCAGGAACTTTAGGTAATTGGGTTATAACAAATGGTGCAGTTTCAAGTGCTAAATATTTGGCAGGGGGAATGGTAACTTCTAATGTTCCAACTCATCAATGTAAGGATTTAACTTTACCGTTGGCTTGTGATGAGAATACGGATTTGAAGTTTACTTCAACAGAATCCTCTGGAAACATTTATGTTTACGGGACTATTCAATATCGTATTGAAGCAGTTTAATTCTGAATAACAGAAACATTGTTGGTTGGTCGAGGGCGGATTTAATTCTAGTTAAAATAAAGAGTTACATTCTTTTTTCTAACTTCACGAAAATTAAGCCAAAGTTGAGTCTATTATAATAGGAGGGCAGACCTAGATAATATATGAACGATAGACTAGTATTACTGAGAATGAATGATGAAGAGTATAAGATGTTATGTCTTTATAGTCCATTTGCCATTGCTTCTTTAACAAATAAAGATAAAGATTTTATCTCACGATTACTTGGTTTTGAGAATACCAAAGAATGTGTGCTAGAAGCAAAGGCAGATGAAAATGTCGTTGAGGCTATGTCTCTGTTATCCCTCTTACATTCATTTTCGGACGATAGAGCATCTTTGAAGAGTTTTTTCAATAATTTGATTTTCACAGACAAGTCTTTAGAAACTAAGGTTAGAAGAACCTATAACCTTGTAGACAAAGATGCTTTATCTCCTACCGCATTACAGGCTATGTGGGAATTGGAATACGACGGAGATGAATATTAAGAAATAAAAATATTTTCCTATTTTACGGTTTTTTTGCTTGACAGAGCCTATGCGCTATGTTACAATACGCCCTTGAGAAACCCTCTCTAGGGCTTCTTTTCATTTAACCCAAAAAACAGGAGATTGTCTGTGAAATTCGTAATTGACGAAACAAAAGATTCAATGATTCGCAACTTAGTTGGTGCGGGCAAAAACATTATGCTAACAGGTGCTACAGGTTGTGGTAAGACTTCTTATTGCTACAAACTAGGAGATGATTTAGGAATGGATGTAACCGTAATAAACTGTGGTTCATTACAAGATGCTAGAACTTCTCTTTTAGGTTACTTCACACTAGAAGATGGAAATACTAATTTTCATGAAGCGGAGTTTATTCGTGCTATCCAAAAACCAAATTCTCTTATCGTGCTTGATGAGTTGAGCAGAGCAACAGATGATGCTTACAACATCTTGTTTCCTGTATTAGACCATCGTCGTGAGATTCGTATTGACGAAGAAGAAGGAGGTTCTAAAGTTATAAAAGCACACCCATCTGTTCGTTTTATTTCAACAGCAAACATTGGTATTGAATACTCATCTACTCGTAGTATTGACCGAGCATTACAAGACCGATTTATGTCTTTTAACATTCCTTACATTACAGGAGAGGAGTTAAATGCTTACATTTTTGCTACTGAAGAAATCACTAATAGTGGTAGAGGTCGTGTAGAACAAATGAGTAAAATTTATGATTACTCACACACTCTTTTTGGTAAGGGTAAAATTGGAACAAGGATTTCAACTCGTGCTGTTTTAGATGTAGTTTCTTTGTTAAAAGGAAGCGATTTTTCAGTTCAGCAAATTCTTGACCATGCTATTCTTTCTCAATATGAGCAAGATTCAAGCACTATTGTAAACGACGCAAATGTATTGCGTGAGTTTGCTGATTCTATTGGCGTATACGCAAATTCAGAAAACGATACTGTAAAAGGTTAATATGAGAAAGGAAGATACAATCTCGATAAACGAGAATGTTAAAGTAGATGCGGAGTTAATGTCTCAATGGCTAAACTCTATGGGAGACATTGAAATGTCTCCCAAACTATTGTTTGATTTACAAACATTACTTCGCTACTATGCTGATTTTCTTGTTACTGATAAAGAAGTTGATGTGTCTTATCCTGTTGAGGGTGGAACACCTTGCGCTTCTGTAGATGAAAATAAAGTATTCATACCTCTTGAATTATTAGAACAAGGTAGGGTTGATGATACTATTGCTAGTGTAGTTCATGAATTACACCATATTAAATATTCTCCAAAAGAATCAGAAATTATTGAACATTTGTTTCCTTTATATAAAAGGATTTTACAAACATTAGAATCTGAGCATTTAGGAGATACTATGTCTGTATGGGATATTATACATACTGACTGTCTAATTACACCTACAGACATACTTAAAGGAACATCTGATAATGATTTCTTTCCTTTTGTTCAACAATCTTTTCGGGTTTTCTTTTTCTTAATGAATGTGTTTGAGGATGTTCGTATTGACGAGAAGAATCCTGCGAACCTAGTAAAATATCGTTCTAAGATGGAATGTAGTGCTTGGAATACATTTTCTGAAACTATGAAAACAGAGGATACTTCTGATTTAATGTCTAAAATGTTTCGTGCTTTATTTCACTATAAAGATTTTTATGTAGATAAGGAATTTGAGAATTGTTCTATTGATAAAGATTCTATTGTTAATAGCAAAAATGGATTAAGTTATCAGTATAATGTTATTAAAGAATTTGCTAAGAGTTTACAAGAGCATTGCGGTGCTTTATGGAAAGAGTTTAAGCAAGAGTCTGACGGAAAAGGAAGTTCTGCTATTGACGATTTTATGAAAGGGCAATGGTTAGAAAATAATAATTGCAATGATACAACAGGAAAAGATGATGACGATTTAGGACTTTCGGTTAGGAAAACTAATGAATTTAATTCTAGCGAAATCTTAGCAAAAGATAATGAACCTACTAAAATGGCAAAAAATGCTATGGAAATTGAATTTTCTGCTAAAGAAGTTTTTGTAGGAGATGAAAAAAATGCACCTTCTATTAACAATGATAAAGGTAGAAAATGTATTTCACAAGGTGCTTGGGCTGAAATTCAAGCATTTAGACAAATTAAACACATAAGATGTTCAGAAGTAGTAGAACAGTCGAATGACGAACCTATTGAATACGATACTGTAATCTTTGATACTTACGCCTAAACAGGAGAAAAAAAATGAATGTAAAATTAACTAAAATTAACCACTTCCTTTCCAAGTCTTTAGAGATGACGGAAATGGAACTCGCACAGATTACAGACAAAGACTTGTCTGAATATCGTGTATTATACGCAACTATTCCTTCCGATTTCGAGAGTGATAGAGATGAAGCAAGAAAATTGCAAGTAAAAGCAGAAAGTATTGCGGAAGAGTTGTATGGCAGTTACTCTAATCAATATAAGTATATTGTTCGTAATTGGCATAAGGGATTAGATATTGTAGGTTCTCACTACGGTAGTCTTGAAAGCCCTACGAACCTAGAATGTCGTGTTCAAGATGCTAAAGTAGCACAGGAGATATAGATGACAGAAAAAGTTTCGTTTGATGCAAAGGCTATCTTTCAATCTGAAGGAAGCAAAGATTCTAATCTAGTTTCGTATAGAGAAGAATTATATGGTAAATTCGCAAGACAAATTACTCGCTTATTAGAATCTAAGAAGCCAAAAAAGATTGCCACTAGAAAAGGACTGCTTAATACCAGAACCTTGTATAAGCATACTTTTGATGATAATGTATTCTATAAAAGAACACAAATCCCATCTTCGGATACCACTATTGTGTTTTTAATAGATAATAGTGGTAGTATGTCTAGTTATTGCCATGACGATTTTTCTGCTATTGAAAAATGTAATGCTGTAGTATCTGCTTTCTGTAAAGCAAATAAAGTATGTCTCAATAACGAGATTAAAACAGAAGTATTTTATAAATCAACTCCTTGTAGAGATATGACAGGGTTTGTAAGAGGACAAGTTCCTATACTTACTAGGGTATTCTCTAATGTTAGAAATGATACTAATTGGGATAAGATATTAGATGTGGATACTACTGCTCCTGTAAGACATAATGGTCATGCTACAGGAAGTTTAACTCCTGAATTTCTTTTGCTTCCTGCTTTAACAGAATGGATGCGGAAGAATATTGTTACGAAAAATGTTGTTGTTGTTAATCTAACTGATGGTAGTGTTCAACATAGTTTTACTCAAGACATAGGAGAAGAAAATAGTAGGGGTAGAAAATTTTACGCTACTGATAATGATACAAAAACACTTCGTATTAAGTATCTTCGTGCTATCCCTCATATTACTATGTTTCTTGGTGCAAGTGATTGGATGAAACAGGATTTATCTCATGTATATGGAGAGAATAATTCTATGTTCGTGGAAGATGAAACTTTTGTTACAGAATTCTTTAAGTTATTAACAGGTATGGTGGCTGAAAATGTCGAGTAAAAAAATGATAGAAATAAAACATAGATTGCATTGGGATGCGTTAGAGTCTGAGTTACAGATTTACGCTTATGAAAACGCAAAAAAAGGAGGACATAAAAACCCTGCTACTGTAAAAAATAACTTTAAGTTTGGGGCTGTGCTTTTGGACAACAAAGAAGATTTTAAGATTAGAGAACTTCCTATAAATTCAAACTTTAGCGATTCAAGACCAACTGCTATGATAACAACAAGTGCGTTGCTTAATAGCATTATAGACAATCTTTATATCGGCGAAAGGCATTCGGGGAATGCTAACAGAAATAGTTTGAATAATATTATTTGGTTGTTGGATTTACTGTGGTGTCTTGCAGAGAATACTGATAAGGGTGTAATGTTTCTTGGAGGGGAGTTAAAAAAAGGCTACCGAATGGGCTACTCAAACGATTTTCATAACTCTCGTCATTTTCTCAGCAAACGATATTCTTCTTTATATCCATCAAAAAAATGGCTGAGAGAAAAAGAAGAAGCATACGACAAAGCGTATGAAGGATATTCTGAGGAAGAAACAAAAGCGTTTGACGAGTTCAGACCTGTAAATCCTATACTTATGAATATAAGGAAGAAATTTCCTTATGATGAAGAAGAGATTAGGGGGATGAAAAAATATAAAAGAAGGAAGAACATTCCTTCAGAATGGGATTGGGAATCGGGGCATATAGATGCCTGTTTGAAAACCGAAATCCTTAAACTACGAAACACATTGGAGAAAAAAAATGCCTAATTGGGTAAGCAACGGATTAACAATAGAAGGAACGAAGTCCGAAGTAACGGAGTTCGCTAACATACTAATGTATACCCTCGAAGGTGGGCAAAAGAAAGTTATCTCTTTCCACTCAACACTCCCTCTGCCAGAATCCGAATCGGAAAATTGGTATACTTGGCAAGTTGAAAATTGGGGAACTAAATGGGATACTTGTGAAGCAGATGGCGGAGAGGTTTATGTGAGCAATAAAGAGGAAAATAAGTTTCATTTGCATTATTGTTTTGATACGGCTTGGTCATGTCCTACGCAATGGCTTATTAAAACTTCAAAACAATATCCTAGTTTAGTGTTTAATAATACTTGGACTGAAGAACAAGGGTATAGAGGTGTTTGTAGAACTAAAAATGGAACTGTTATAATGGAAGACCATTTAGATATTCCTAGCATTGATGATTTTTTGTCTTGGGCTGAAGAGCATGATATTGAAGTAAACAACGAGGGTTTTGAAGAAGAAGATTATTGGGAGTATGACGATTATAACGAATGGTGTAGCGAAAATATGTATCAATACCCTGAAAAATGGGAGTTATAAAAATGGTTTATTATGAATTAAAAGAAGAAGATTGGAAAAAGGTTCTAAAACAATATAGAAAACTAATGTATATGATTGCTCATAGGATTGGTGGAGATAGAGTCGCACATGATTTTGACGATAACTTTCAAGAGTTATCTACCGCCTGTATGGAAGCAATAACAACATACGCTAGAAAAGTAGATGTGGAGTTTGATGTGTTTTTTGAAACAACAGAATTTGATAAATACATAAAGACTTGTTTGTGGAATAAAAAGAATAATGTAGGTAATAGGATTAAAAAGAAATATGGTATTAGAAACACTATGTCTCTTAGCGGAAGTCCCGAATCCCTTAACGATTTAACTGAATTAGAACAAGAACCTTTAGAGGTATCAGCATTAGATGATGTTAGTTTAGATACTACTGCGAAAAATGTCTTAAAGATTATTATGTCGGATTCCAAACTAATAAAACCTGATGGTAAAATAAATATATCTAAACTATCTTCTCAACTAGGAAAAACGAAAACAGAAACACGCTTTCTTCTTGAGAAGATTGAACATCAACTTAAAGATTATGAATAAGTTAAATAATAATTCCAAAGATTATTGGACTGATGAAAAACAAAGAAAATACGATGATATGTATTTGGATATCGCTAAAAGAGTATCTGAAATGTCTCATTGTGAAAAACGAAAAGTTGGTTGTGTAGTTGTTCGTAGTGGTAGAATTTTATCTATGGGTTGGAACGGAACTCCTAAAGGATTTAATAATTGCTGTGAAGACTATGGAGAAACAAGAGATGAGGTTATTCATGCAGAAGAAAATGCTATTGCGAAAATCGCTAAAAGCACAGACACAAGTAACAAGGCAACTGTATATTCTACACTTGCACCTTGTATAGAATGTGCTAAACTTATGATACAAGCAGGTATTTCTCGTGTAGTATTTTTAAAGCGATACACTTATGATTATGGCGTAGATTTATTACGAGATAGCGGAATGTCTGTTATAGATTTAGGAAACGCTTACCAAGAACAATTAGGAAAAGGAGATTAACAATGTATGTAATTTTAGTTGGGGAAGAGAAAGAGGTTCTTACTGACCGTGAAGGAGAACTTGAAATTTTTGAAGATTTAGATGAAGTCTTTGATTTCTATAAAAGACATCGAGATGAGATAAAAACTGAGAAAGTAAAATTGGAGTATCAAAAGATATGAATAGTATCGCAAAAAGAAGAATCACTCGTTGGAAGAAGCAAGGGAAAGAAATAATGAAATGTCCTATCTGTAATGGGGTAGGAACACAAGAAGAAAAAACTAAAGGGTATCGTAGATATTTGTGTTGGTCGTGCGAAGGTGCTAAGGTAGTGCTACACCCTTTTCCAAAAACACAGGAGAAAGAAAATGAATAAAGAAAAATTTGCTATGTTGGCAAAAGATTATGATGAAAGGAAAGTTAAATTTCCTTGTTATGTTGAACCTAAGTTCGATGGAGTTAGAGTTATTGCTCAAGTTGATAAAACAACTAAGAGTGTTGAGTTCTTCTTCCGTAGCGGTAAAGAAGTGTTTACTCTAGAACACCTTATAGAGCCGTTACTAAGCATTTCATCTAAACATGATAAGTATTGGGTAGATGGGGAAATAATCCACGAGAAAGGCTTTATGACCTGTGTGGGAGATGTTCGTAGAAAGAGTAAGCAAGCACCACATTTAGAATACGCCATATTTGATATGGTATATGAAAATGATTCTCGTTTATACATAGAACGCAAAGAAGATTTAATTTCTGATGTTAGGGGGTCGGGAACTGAACTTATTTTCCCAATAGACTATATCAAGGTTGATAGTATGGAAGAAGTAAAGAATCTTAAAAAGAGTTTTGAGAAGCAAGATAAGAATTGCGAAGGCGTAATGATTAAAAAGGATACTTTGTATCAGCATAAACGAACTTGGGATTGGATGAAAATTAAAGATGAATTATCAGTTGATTTCCCAATCGTAGGTGCTTATGAAGGACAAGGAAAGTATGATGGAATGTTAGGAGGTGTGATTGTAGAGAATCCAAAAACGAAAATACAAATTCGTGTTGGAGGTGGATATACTGACGAAGAGCGATATTCTATTTGGCACAGTCTTGATGATTATATTGGAAAAACTGCTGAAGTAAAATACCAATACATGACACCAAAAGGTTCACTACGACATCCTGTGTATATGGGATTGAGGATAGATAAATGATTTTACCTAGACTAGAAAAAAGAACCAAAAGTTATTATGTTTTGGTTACAAACAACCATCATGCTTGGTATCGGGATAGCGAAACAGGAGAACAAGTTTGGAGAAGGTTTAGTAATAGTTATGGATTTGATTATTCTTATCGAGGATTCGCTATAAATAAAGCACGAAACATTGTTGCGTGGGCAGGTGGGAAAGATACCACCCATGCAGTAGTTTGTAATGAAAATGATATAGTTGTTTGGGATTCTTGCAAAGGACTTATAGAATGAGCATGAACAACTGTAACGAATGTAACGAATGTAACGAATGTTTTACAGGGTGTGTATTTTGTGATGCCACAGGTATAAAAACTGACCATCACATTATCGTGAAAGATAAATATCCAGTAACGAAAGGACATTTACTCGTTGTCCCTAAACGACATTTACTTCATGTTTCACAGTATGAGGTTCAAGAATGGTTTGATTTACAAAATGCTATTAGGGAAGCAAAACAAATGTGTTCTTTCGCTACTGATTTTAATATTGGAGTAAATGAGGGAACATACGCAGGGCAAACAGTAAATCATTTACATTGGCATATTATTCCACGAACAGAAAATGATGGTGGGAAACCTTGTGGTGTTAGAAATGTTTTTCCTAATAAAGCAGACTATCGCAAAGAAGCACAAACAGAAACCGATGGGGAAGGGGAAACTTTTAACCATTACTACACAGGAGATTACTAAATGAAACTAATAGGAATGATAATGTTGGCAACAATGATTGTGCCACAAAAAGTAGAGATTGAAGCAGTAACAGGTGGAGTATTCTATGTTGAAGCGTGGGATTGCGAAGCAGGATTACTCGTAAAAGGAACTAAGGAAAAGAAGGTTATGTTCAACATGGAACATATCCTCTACGCAGAAGAGAAAGGAAAGTATACCATTATTACCGTTGAAGATGGTAGTGATATTAGACAGTTTATAATTAAAATTAAGTTTGATGATGCCATGAAAGGTATTATCTCAACCTACAACAAAGGCTAATGATAAAAATATTAGAAGATTTATGCAAGAAAGGATTTTATACAATGGCTATGATTAGAACAGTTGTATGTGTTATTTTTCTTATTTTTTCTTTGTGTTCTTGTAGCACACAAACAACATCAGCAGACCATATAGATTGTTTTGTAACACCTGAAGGTAACAGAAGTTATTGGTGTTTCGACCATGAAGTAAGTGTTTCCCTAGAACCTGTTGTTGAGAATAGCCAAATGGAAGGTTACTTCAAATCAAAGAAATACCTCAGTAAAGGAGTTTCAAGATGAAAGTTTATGTATTATTATACCATAATCAATGCCCTTCCGATAACGATGTTTTTACAAATATCGTTAAGATTTGTGATAGCATGGAAACCGCTAAGGAAGAACAAAAATTAACTAGAACAATATTTTTTAACCATGACCACTATTGTCCAGATTTAGAATGGCTTGAAATTAAAGAATTTTCTGTAACCACAAGATTTACGGGGTTAAATGATGACCAAGCAATATAAAAAGAAAAAAAGGGATATTATAAATCATCCGCATCACTATAATAAAGGGATTGAAACTACTGATTACATTAGTTCTTGGGATATGAGTTTTATAGAGGGTAATATTATTAAGTATGTTACTCGATACAAGTATAAAGGGGGAGTAGAAGATTTAAGAAAAGCCGAATGGTATCTTAGCCTTCTTATCGCTGAAACAAACACAAAGGGAGATTACGGACAATGACAGGAATGGGAAATGAATTTTATAAAAATCTAAAACTTGTTTTAGATGAATTAGACCGAAGAATACCGAAAACTAATAAGGACGGTTTTCTTCCTAGTGAAAAAGTGCTTGAAGCAATAGAATACTTCAAGCCTATGATAGAGCCTTTACAATCAGAGAACGACAGTTCCTCTAAAGGCACATGGCTACAACAAAATTAAACAAACAAACAATAAAATGAAAAAAGATACAGAAACTTTACTTACAAGGGTATTACTTATCCTTATGTTCTGCTTAGGTTATATGACTGCAGACTTAATAAATGATTTAACAGCACCTAAAGAAGATGCTACAATTCAAAGGAGATTGGACGAACAGCGATTGCATAGAAATAATATGCGTGATGGGTTTGAGCGTCAGCATAGTAACCCTAGATTCCGTAAAAATAATGAACAACTTAGTTAAATAGGATGAAGAAAAGAACGACAAAATTTAGAGTATTATTCTCATCAGAGAATCAAGCAAGAGCCAAAAAGTATTTTGATAATCTCAAAAGCACAGAAGGCGTTACCCTTTATCACAGAAAATGGAAAGGTAAAGATAAAAGCCGTTATTATGTTCGCCAAATAGTAAGACAGGGGAGTAAAGGATAATGGATTCAAGAGACACACAAGAGTTTTACGAGAAAAGAGAGGTGCGTAAAGCAGAAAGAGCGATGCGCAAACGGCAGTATGAGACTGATACAAAGAATGCTATTGCGACTGTGGTTTCGTTAGGGTTGATATTCTTGATGACCATAGTTATGATTTCTCAACTTGTAAGTTGTGCTACACCCCCTAACCTTGATGCTTATGAACAACATAAGGCTGATGTTGTAATGTATAGAAACCTAGAAACATTGAAGGGAACTCCACATAACGAATTACAGGCTATGTGGGGAACAATGTATATTGAAGCACGACTTAATAACTGATATTACAGGAGAGTTTGATGAGTAAACAAGATGAGCCAGTAAAAGATAAATTCGGTGCGAGTGGAGGTTATCCAAATTTTAATGCTCGTGAGCGTATATATTTGAGCGAG